TCAGCACTTATTATTTCATAATCGCTTAAGAATGCTGCTGATTGTGAAGTCCCGATTGGCAACTCAAAATTATAATTGCCGTCAACTCCGGTATGTGCAATGCTTAGATATACAACTATAGTTACATTCGATGCAACCGTATAATCACTTTCAACATATGCTCCATATCCCGAAAAGAATACACGAATATTATTATCAATTGGTCCGACATCTGTTTTTTCGCAAACCGAATCAGTCCAGGAAGCTTCATACGTTATTCCGTTCAATTCACATACAGGGTCAGTCCAGGCAATTTCATAAGTTACTGTTGATTGTCCTATTGAATACCTTTTCCCCTTTAGCTTGTATTTTTCTAACAACGAAACAAGTAATTGACCATTGACTGTTATTCCGGAAGGTATGTTTACAATAAAATCAACCGTTAAGCCATCACCATCACTTATATAAATCGTTCTCAGAAAGTTCCCAAATAGCCGGTAATTTAATATCGCTTCAATATACATCACCTGGCATGTTATAGCGGCTTGTAACCTAATATTTGACTGCCATGACTTGAATAGTACAAATTCAGTAACGAGTGGAGCAGATACAGCCGTATAGATTGCAGCCAAACTTGCTGAACGAAGAAAAGTAGGCATTAATAAATTCAGAAACTTATTAAAATCTATATTCATACTATATGAGGTTGATAAGTTGGTGTGATCACTCCCAGTTTGAACCATCCGTTTGTACTTTCAAATGTTCCCCATGTCTGCTTTTCCACTCCATTAATTTTAAAATCAGTAACGGAAACATCAACTACACCATCAACGAGCTGTATGGCATCCATGATTTTTGTAATATTCAGATTCCCGCCAAAGTCCACATCATTCAATTTTGTAATAAAATCAGTTAATGAATCAATTACAGGATAATTAGTACCAATGATCAACTTACCGGTTGAGTCCATGACAAGCGGGTTATAATCAACTGTTATAGAAAAATCAACAATATCACCGTTACCTGATATCACCTGGATCAACACGCCTGCCGGTTTAATAACCGATGCGTAGGCTTCAAATAAATTTTTATCTTCAGCCAGTAAAGCAGATATCTCACCACCCGTTTCAGTAGCAACAAACAATTGAACTTTACATACACCATCTACATTTTGACGAACTGCTACCCGTTTGATGATTTGTTTTGTGATATCAATTGTCTGATATCCAAAAATAAATGTTGTGGTATTCATAACCAGTCCAATTCCTTTTTGAAATGCCATTGCTTGAGCGTGCCACCATGCTGAATTAGCAATATATGATGAGTCGACTTTTTCCTGTATTTCAGTTTTAAAAATGTCTAAAATCATTTCAAAACTCCATACTGCAAAAGCAAACGCATAAAACAATAAGCTTTCCATGCTTACCTTTGAAAAAATAACATTAAATCCCTGGGCAACATATCCCTGATTAAATCCGTATAATGTTTGAATTTCCGGTTGAGAAATATATGCGTTACCTATTTGAGTCTTAATGTCAGCTATTAGTCTTGCCATGTTTTATTAATTAAATATAAAGTCAAATGTATAATCAAAGATGCCACTTTCAGAAGCATTTACCGTTACAATAGAAGTAGCCGGTTTAATTTGTTTTTCCTGGTAATAGGTAGAAATTTGTTTATTAAAAATCCCTGCCTGTAAAAGATTTGTTCCAGGAGTAAGTTCATCCGTTATCCCGATCGAGTTGATTAATGCCATTTCAAATGCAGCTTCAGCACTTCCTGAAACCTGAATAGCGATATCGAAAAGAGTTTGCCCGGATACTGATTTTAGAACATTGTTCTGTGAAAATAAACTAATGCCAACCAACGAGACCGGAACACCGCTTGTTTCAACCGCTCGTGCCCGACTCGTTACCGGCTTAATTTGTTTGTCCTGATAATAATTTAAAACAGTATCGTTCAATACATCCGATAATGCCAGTTCGCTTATTGTATCTAAGTCATCAGTCATGTTTAACCCATTCAACAGAGCAAGTGCAAACGCTGCCTCAACAGAGCCGGCTGTTTGAATAGCTATATCAAAAATAGATTGACCTTGTAATGCCTTCATGATACTTTTTTATTGTTTATTTGCTCGGTACCGGAAGATATCACTTCAGAACATTATACTTTTTCAACAAATAGTAGATCAAACCTAATCCGGAAAAAATCAAAACTATTACACAGATCGTAATCCAACCAGGTGTTTTTGTTTTTGTTTCTTGAGTGTTGATATTATTTGCTATGGAGTCTGATTTAAAGTCTGATTTATCAGCTAATTTTGTTTTACTAACATCATTGGTTTTGACATTTGATTCAGTATTTACATTAGCAACTTTATTTGTATTTTTAACCTGTTCTGTAACAGTTATTTTTTCGGCGAACTGTTTACCTGAACTATCCGGTTTTGACAACACAGTCTCAGTTACTTTAACTGACACATCTTCATTTGTTACTGATTTATCAACTGTCGACAGACTTGTTTCAGTTGACAGATTTGATTCATTCGACTGTTTTACGTTCAAATTAGCTTCTTTTTTTACTTCAGCTTTCGAGGTTGTAGTTTGCTTAACGGTACGGCAACTGAATGTGATCATCGCGAGTAGAACGATAAAAAGTAGTTTAGTTTTCATTTTTTGTTGGCTTTATTTGATTTATTAAACCTGTCCATCCACCTTGAATGGCTTCAATTATTTGTGTTTTTGGTTTACCCTGTATAACTGCTATATTTTCAAAAATGGAAGTAATATATTCAACCAAAAACCCTGTCAATGAAACGACATATACAAAATTAAAGAAGGTATAAGCAGCAATCTGAATCAGGTTTGTTTGGTTTTCATATTCTTTTACAAATGCATGAATGATGTAAAGAATCAATAACCATATTCCAATTTTCAATACGCACCTAGAGAACTTAAATGATTCAAATTTATGTCCTTGCTTCTTTGATGCCTTAATTCCGGTTACTACCTCAATGATGATAGCAATAAACATAGCAATGGCCAATGCAGGCTTCATTCCAAAAAAGTAGTTGACTGTTCCCGATATAAAGGATATCATCAGCATTAGCCCCTGAAGTTGATATTTAAAACTAGGGAAAAGCGACAATACAAACTCATTCAGTGAGCCATATTCGTAGGATGAAAGGAATTTGTTTACGTAATTATTCATGACTTTATTTTGTAAAATATAATTCAACTTCAGCTTTACGTCTCTTTACAAGTCCTGGCAATACTTTACCATCTCCATGAATCCAACTGTTAAACTGATTAGCAATTGCAAGATCATTTGGATTTGCCAATACTTTTTTCAAAAGCATACTATCACCCAGTCCTTCAGGTATAGTATCAATATCTATATCTGAACCACAGTTATATGCAAAGTCAACCAATGCATCAAACTGGTTTTGTGTCAGTTTTACGGACTTAGTAAGCATGGTTACATCAGCTTCAAAAGCTTTTAAATCCCACAAAAGCATCTCATCAGCTTTTGCTTGAGTAATTGCAGGATCTTTCATGGATACCCGGACTCCGTTTGTATATCGGGTGCTACCCCAACCAATGGTAGGAATACCGGCAGGACACAAATAAGGTTTTAATTTGCATCCTTCAAATTGTCTAACTAATAAAAATGCTCTTAGTGATTTCATAACTATATTTTATTTAATTGATGTTTGAATTCTGTCTTTATAATCATCATAATCAATGCCGGCACGTGTAAAATGCTGTTTAATCACATTATCAATTTGCGACTTGTCATATTTACCCCGGATAAACTTTGTTAGTCCAGGACCAAGTAAAGGATCTTCTTTCAAATCGCCCTGGTGAAGATTCAATACGATCACCGCATCTTGATCAATAGAACTTCCAACTGTCATCCCTGACAGAATCATCCCATTTGAATCCCGAATTACGTTAATAGCCAGTTCAAAGCCATCAGTTAATAATATGCCTTTACGATTCTTATCCATCAATGCGTTATTTTATCATTCTCAATATCACTATAATCACCAAGTTGTTTGCCGGTTATTGCTGCCTTTAATGCAATTTGCAACGCACTGGGTGAACCGTTGCCAGGCTCAGGTACTGGAGAACCTGAAAGAACTGTAATAATTGACTGAAGCAAAGAATTCGTTTTATTTAATTCTGTTACCAGTTTCGGTGTAATGGCCAATCCACCATTATCACCGCCATTGAACTCCATCAATTCAGCTTCTACTGCGTAAATTAGGAATGCAACCGATTCCTGGCCTTCCAAAATTGCAATAAGGCAATCACTTTCTAAAGCCGGCTTAATGTCTACAGAACCGAATCCAAGAGCAACATCATAATAAGCCAGTTCGTCACTCATTCCTTCAGCTTCCATCGTCTTTTTATCCCAATCAACCGACTTGCATGTTACCCAACGTATCTGCGCTTGCATAGACCCGTTTAAATGCCGTTTAAATAACATCATAAATTCATCTGCCTCCGTTTGTAGACTCATAGCTGTAAAATTCAATTTTCGCGCTTAAAATGCGTTATTATAAATCATAATGATTTATTTGTTATGTCGTTTTATCTCCCAACTTAGCCACCTGCCGGTAAGTTTTAGTATCCACTTCTTTTATTACAGAATCAATATAATAAGCTCCATCCTTTTCAGGATAAAGAATACTTGACAAATCCACTATCATTCCATGTTGAACCCTAGGAACACCAAATAATGTCAAATCACCTGATAATCCCGGCTTAGTTGCTTTATCATAAGCATCGTTTACTACTCGTTCAATTTCTACTTTGGTAAGATTAGGTTGCTTAATAGTAATCGTATTGCCTTTCTTCTCACCTTTATCACCCTTGAGCATCTTTCCATTTTTCTGAAGACTCTCAAGCCTTACATAAACTTGTTCAACGTTCCGCTCCTTTAAAGTTTCCTGAGCTTGTTTCTCAAGCGATACTTTTACCCGCTGACCACCATCAATTGAAGTACGACCACAAACAAGGGTTTTTCCACGGAAATAAGTATA